GTGAAAACGGAGTCTTGAAAGATAGAATTCCAGATAAGATCGTGACAGAAGAACTCGACCGGTTGATGAACTGCTGGAAGAAAGAAGAACGAGCTTATCCAGTGACAACTGCGACGTTAAAGGATGAGCCAACTCCTCTTGATTCCGAAAAAGTCCGTGTTTTCCAAGCGGGCAACGTGTGCATGACAATTGCTATGCGCATGTATTTTCTCCCAATTATTCGTTTTTTGTGTTCACACCCTGAAGTCAGTGAAATGGCGGTAGGTATGAATGCATTTGGAAGCGATTGGGAAGTGATTACCAAACACTGGGAAAAATATGGTACCGACGGCGCTGTAGGCTGGGATTATTCGAAATATGATGTTCGGATGAATTCCCAAGTCACAACAGGCGTTTATGCAAGTTTGATCGAGCTTGCGCAGTTGGGAGGATATGACGATGACTCACTATTTGTCATGCGTAATATGGTAGCTGATATCGTCCATCCATTTATCGATTATAATGGTACATTAATCCAGGCGTATAGCATGAATACATCTGGAAATCCCTTAACCGTTCAGGTTAACAATATCGCAAATTCTTTTTATGTGCGAATGGGATTCTTTGATATGTACCCCGAAGTCCTCAATTTTAGAGATGCTGTTTCCCCAATGTTTTACGGAGATGATTGTATCGGTACTGTACATAAAAACTACCGAAACTTTAACTTCGTGACATATAAGGCTTTTATGGCGAAGCATGGAATCAAAATCACTCCGCCAGACAAAGGCGACTCTGAGGCCCCGAATCTGGAAGCGGGCGAATGTGATTTTCTGAAAAGACAATCACAATTTATTCCAGAAATTGGATGTCGTGTTGGCAAATTGGATGAGATGTCAATTTTTAAGTCTCTCCACGCCAACGCTGTGTCCAAAAGTGCCACTAAAGAGCAAGTGGCCATTTCGTGTCTAGAAACAGCAGCACATGAATGGTTTGCCCATGGTCGAGAAGTTTATACGAAACGCACTGCACAATTGCAAGAAGTGTGTGTTCGTGTGAATCTCCCTGTCCCTGCGGTGTTTCTCACGTTTGACGAGCGAGTTGAACATTGGAAAGAAAAATATGCGTCCGATCAGCGCTGTAACCGATCGTAAATCTTTTTACAGCAAATTTTTCCTTTCAATAATTGGCGTATTATGGATCCGCGAAGTCTTAGATCCAATTTAGGTATATGCAGAGATAACCTAACTGCAGCCCTGGAGAGGGCGCCATTTTTG